GTTATTGACGACTGGGACTTGCAGTATCAGCCAGAGGGCAATTCAATAGCCATAATAAAAGCGTCTGACGAAATGAGCCAAATGGCTAACCAGTCGCTTTCCGCTGTAACCAACACAGCACAGTTCACAGGTGAGCGCATCGCGGCAATACTGGGTAACGCTGGAATGCAGTGGCCGAACAATAGAACCGACCTAGAAACTGGCTTGCAGTCTTTACAAGCTGACGTAATTTCCGAAGGGACTAACGCGCTTAGTTACCTAAATACAATTGCCGACTCCGAGCCAGGTGACTTCTACATAAACAGACAAGGCATTGCAACATTCAAAGACCGATACGAGTCTGCACCCGCAACCCCGTTGTTGTTTGCCGATGATGGTACTGGCATTCCGTATCAGAACCTCGCTGTCGTCTACGGATCAGAACTGCTATACAACGAGGTAAGCGTCAGCCGACTTAACGGCGGCACTGAAACTGCGGTCAATCTGAAGTCGCAAGAAGATTTTGGCATTTCATCTTTCTCACTTTCAGGACTTCCGCTAGACAACGACACAAGTGCCGACAACCTAGCAACCTATCTAGTCTCCGGATACGCTCAGCCCGAATACCGGTTTGAAGCGATTGACATAAACATCACTGACCTAAGCAATGCAGTGCAAACGCAGATACTTAATCTAGAAGTTACTGACTTCATTCGTCTGTTGTTTACGCCAAACAACCTTCCACCTGCGATTGACAGGTTTGCCAAGGTAATTAGGCTTTCACAAACAGTCACGCCGCTAAGCCACACAGTAACGCTAGGGCTGGCATCAACCGAGTACAACTTCTTTACTCTGTCAGATGTCATCTTTGGTAGACTTACAAGTGGCAACGCACTGAGTTACTAGGAGATTACATGACAGGCTGGAAAGAATGGGCCATTGCTGAGGTCGTAGACGCTGACGAGTTCCAGAGTTATCTGCAAGACCAGGTTGTTATGGTATTCGCCGATGCAGCCGCTAGAAGCGCAGCACTTAGCACAAGCGTCGCTGAGGGCATGGTTAGCTATCTAGAGGATAGTTCTGCCCTATTCTTCTACAATGGCTCAGCGTGGGTTGCAGCGGCTTCTGACGGTGACATTACGGGCGTTACCGCTGGCACTGCACTAACAGGTGGCGGCACAACTGGCGACGTAACTCTAGACGTAGATCTAAGCGCGGTGACAATTCCGGCTTCACAACTAAGCGACGTTACTTCTACAGCCGCAGAGCTAAACATTCTTGACGGCGTGACCGCAACAACAACAGAACTAAACTTTGTTGACGGCGTGACTTCTGACATTCAGACTCAGCTAGATGTAAGAGTACTAGAAACTAACGGCGCTGTTACTACGGCCGCAACCGGTTCTAATGTAGTCAGGAACATCACGCTCTCAACCTCAGCACCATCGGGCGGTTCAGACGGGGATGTCTGGCTAGTCTACGAGGCGTAGATGACTGCTCATACAAAAATCGGTGGCGCTTGGAAAGATGTCGCTACAATACACGCAAAAGTTGGCGGCACTTGGAAAGAAATTACAGAAGGCCATACAAAAATCGGTGGTGCTTGGAAACAGTTCTACGCAAACCTAGTTCCATTAGTTGTAAATTATTTAGTTATTGCAGGTGGAGCAGGCGGCGGCGGCACTATTGTTACTGACGGAGCAGGCGGCGGCGGCGGTGCGGGTGGTTACAGGACTAGCGCAGGGACTTCGGGAGGTGGCGCAAGCGCCGAATCTTCTCTTACATTAGCAGGGTCTACAAACTATACCGTGACAATAGGCGCAGGCGGGGCTGGGGGCGGCAACCAAACTAAAGGCGCAAACGGGGCTAATGCTGTATTTTCAACTATAACTAGCTTATCTGGCGGCGGCGGGGGTTCCGGGGGTAGCCCATTTCAAAATTCAGCGTCGGGCGGCTCAGGCGGCGGGCAGGGTGGTTGGCGTGGTTCTAGTGTAAACGGTGCAGCAGGAACCACAAATCAAGGGTATGCAGGAGGTAACTCCGAAGGCGCGGCAAATTACGGAGCAGGCGGCGGCGGCGGTTCAAATGCTGTCGGAGCAACTGGTACAACAAGCGAATCTGGAAACGGTGGCGGCGGCACTTCTTCTTCAATTAACGGAACCTCGGTAGCACGCGCAGGCGGCGGCGGCGGCGGGCGTACTACTGGCGGAGCAACTGCTGGAAGCGCAAGCGCAGGCGGCGGTGCCGGGGGTGGCGTTTCGCAGGCGGGCTTTGCGGGAACAGTAAACACCGGGGGAGGTGGCGGTGGCTCCGGAAATAACGTCCAAGCAGGCGGCAACGGCGGTTCAGGTGTCGTAATTATCAAATACCCAGACACTTACACAATTACTATTGGAGCAGGGCTAACCGGAACTACTCCGGCAGCAGCAGGTGGATTCAAAGTAACAACATTTACCGCTGGCACAGATACAATTAGTTTCGCTTAGGAAAGGTAAACTGAAGACATGGCTCATTACGCATTTTTAGACGAGAACAACATTGTCACCGAGGTAATTGTGGGTCGCAATGAAGATGAGGTCGTTGACGGCATCTCAGACTGGGAAGCCTACTATGGTGAGTTCCGTAATCAAGTCTGCGTTCGCACTTCATACAACGGTAACATCCGCAAGAACTACGCAGGTATCGGATTCAGTTACGACTCGGAGCGTGACGCTTTTATCTCGCCCAAGCCCTACCCTTCTTGGCTGCTAGTCGAGGAAACTTGCCAATGGGAAGCGCCAGTTCCTTACCCGAACGATGACTTGATGTATTCGTGGAATGAAGAAATAATTGACTGGGAAGCAACTCAATTTGAAGGCGGCAAATAATGGCAGGGTTCAGAACATGGTCGCCAGGTGAAGTAATAACGGCAAGCAACATAAACGACTACCTACAAAACCAAGCTGTCATGGTATTCGCTGACGCAGCAACTCGAACATCGACTATCTCAGTACCGCTGGAAGGTATGCTTAGCTGGCTTGAAGATGAGAATGAGTTTTCTTATTATGACGGTTCGGCTTGGGAAAATCTAATCGTACCAATTACCGGCGGTACTGCTGGTCAGGCTTACGTTTCTAACGGCGCATCAGAAGCGGGCTTTCAAGATGTCAAAGCTGAGTTTATTGCGACCACTGTGACAGATAAATCTTCCGCGTACACCGTTGTCTTGGGTGATGCAAACACGACGCTAAACTTTACCGCTGCGGCAGTTATTACTTTTCCAGATGTTCTAACTTCTATTGGCGATCGCGTGGACATAATCGCTAACACAACTAGCACAGTAGAAATTATCGCAGGTTCGGGCGTAACTTCTTGGGCTGGGGCAGGTAGTGAAGGGACAAGCGTAGAGTTTTACATTGACACTCCATACGCTGCGGCTTCGGTTATCAAGACAGCGGCTAATCAGTACAGGGTAATCGGTCGAGTTTCGGCATGATTCCGATTTGGATACTAGACGGTAACGACCCGTTTGTTCTTGACTACTTGGTTATTGCGGGTGGTGGTGGTGGTGGTGTTTACGCAGGCGGTGGTGGCGGTGCTGGTGGTTACCTATGCGCTATGCCTAGTGAGGATTCTGGCGGGCCTTCAACAGGTCTAAGCCGAATAACTTATTACGGCGGTGAGTCAATAACCATCACAATCGGTGGCGGTGGTGGCGCTAGTACGGTTGGGGTTAACTCAGTATTCGGCGCGCTAACTTCAACAGGTGGTGGTCGTGGTGGTTCAAATTCAGGCGGCGCTCAGTCCGCTGGTCTTGGTGGATCGGGTGGTGGAGCAAGTAGTAGCTCAACTGACGGTGGCTTAGGGACAACTAATCAAGGAAATAGCGGAAGCGACTTTGTACAAAGCGGTGCAAACTTCCCAGCTACTTACATAGCAGGCGCAGGCGGCGGGGCAAGCACAGCGCCTTCGGTAAGCTTTAACGCTGGCTACGGAATCTCAAGTGCTATTACTGGCACATCAGTAGCTCGCGCAGGTGGCGGTGGCGGAAGCGCCGGAACTGGAATCGGTAGTGGCGGGGCGGGGCGTGACGGTGGTGGCAATGGATCGCGTAATAACGCTCAGGGCGGAGCAAGTTCAGCAGCAACAAGCGGAACAGTAAATAAAGGCGGCGGCGGCGGCGGAGGCTACTACAATGCTTTTGCCCCAGACAACTTCCCACCTGGCAATGGCGGGTCGGGTGTAGTAATCCTTAGATACCCAAGTTCACGCAGGGACATAAGCACTATTGCGGCAGGGCTAACTTACGCCAAGACAACATCCGGCAGCTTTACGGTTTACACGTTCACCGCTGGAACTGGCACGATCACGTTCTGATAAACTAAACCTATGTCAGACGAAACACACTCATCCGTAAGGATCACAAACGCTCAGGTGTACGAGAAACTAATTGAAGTTTCTAACGTGCAGATTGAGATGGTTGTTGAGTTGCGTGGACTTAAGTACTTGCCAAGCAAGGTTGCCGACATTGAGAACCGACTGTCAAAGGTTGAGCTTATTGCCCGACTTGTGTACGGAGTCTACGGCGCAACACTGGGAGCAGTGGCGGTCGGGTTAGTGAGCTTACTTCGTGGCTAAGAAATACAGACCAAGGAAATCAAAGTGAGTCGCTTCTCTGACAGGACAGCCGATTGGCGTTTAGTCTATGACGCTAAATACATAACCTCGCACTATGGCGAGATGAGCAACTTTCGCAAAGCAAACGGTATGCAACCGCACTCCGGAACTGACTGGGCAAGACCTCTAGGCACACGCATACCTGCAATCGCCAAGGGTACAATTCGGTTGATTCAGTTCTCAGATGTTCTTGGCTGGGTTGTCGTTCAGACAGCTATGGATAAAGACGGCGTTGTCTGGTATCTCGGTTACTGCCACATGGATTCTAAGCCAGGGTATTCAGTCGGGCAGAAGCTACGCAAAGGTCAGACAGTCGGACTGCTTGGCAACACAGGGCAATCGTCAGGCCCTCACGTCCACGTCACAGCCTCAAGAACGCTCAAGGGCGTGTTCGGTGTCACCTCAGACAAGGTTGACGTTTACAAGCTAATACTGGCAAACCTTAAGCGACCGGCAAGAGAGGTTTGCGAATGTTGCAAAAGACCCTTGTGAAAATGTTTGACGGTGTGTTCTTTCTAAAGGACGAGCCTGAGTCTGCAACCGGTGCAAGCTGGAAGTTCCGTCGCAAGCTAATCTTCGGATCGTATCGACTCGGCTTTGCGATGATAATCTTCGGTGCTGTGACGTTCCTAGTAGACCAGTGGGGAGTCGGGGTCACTTTGATAACAGGCGGCGTATCGCTTATCTCAATTATCACAACGGCGTACACTGTAAGTGCATCGTGGCAAGACGGTAAAAACAATTAAGATTGGACTAACGGAGATGTTTAACTTAGCTTTTTGGAACTTCGCAGGTGAACGAGCAATAAAGACATTCGCTCAAGCAGGACTAGCGTTCTTAGGTGGTGGCAGTGTCGGGCTGTTCTCAGCCGATTGGGTTGGGTTCTTCAGCATCTCGCTGGGGTCGGCGCTGCTCTCAGTGCTTACTTCGATCGTGACGAAGAAGTAGACTTCCGCAACCGAGCTCGCTGACGCGAGTTCATTCCACCCCAGATACCATGCTGCTCATTATTTATGAGCGCGTACTGAAGGCACAAGGTCATCACAGGGCAAACCTTGCAAAGCTTTATCGCTGGGTGCAGGTTTGGATTAGGCGAACCACCTTCTGGAAACCATGCGTCTGGATCTGATGTTTGACACGCTGGCGCTTGAGTTGCGCGAATGCCTTCGGCTAAAGCTGTCAGTGCTTGCTCTGAGTTCATGAGTGAAAGAGTAGTCACAACACGCACAAAAAACAAACTTGACAAGTCACCGAGTTAGCACTAACTTATTAATTGCACAGCGAACAAATAGTTTTCCACTCATTGACATACGGAGTTGTGTCACCACCGGTGCCGCGTCTGAGTGTCCCTACTAGACCAGCGGGCATTTTAGGGCCGCAAAAGATACAAGGGCAACAGCCCCTAGAAGGCTTTCCTAAGGGGACTTCTAGGGGCATTCCCATTTCTTTGCTATAATAAAAGTATTAACACCGCACTGTCTCTTGAGTAATCAGGAGGTGGTGCGGTCGTCTTTAACTAGCGTTCGTCGGCAGTAGTTCCACCCCAAACGCCATACTGCTGGTTCGTTTCCAGCGCGTAGGTAAAGCACGCTTGAAGTATCGGGCAGGTCTTACACAAGGCGCGCGCCATCTTGGTTGACACCTGGCGCTGCTCAGGATCGGTAATGTCCTCTGGAAAAAACGCGTTCGGAAGTTCCTCACAAGGCACGCCGCCGGCAACACTTATCTTTTTTAACAAAGCCATGTACCGACTTGTAAGATGTCCTTGCGCAGTCATAAGATAAGCCTAACTAGGAAAGAGGGAATAATGGAGCTTCACGCACCGGCAACATTCAATGGGGCAAAGCTACTGGGAGTGTTTGATAACGGCACATCAGAGTGGCACGAAGCACGCGCTGACGGAATCGGCGGTTCTGAGATTGGCACGATCCTCGGACTCAATCGCTGGGAGTCAGCCTTCTACTTGCACCACCTAAAGACTGGCAACCTGCCGCAAAAGGTAATTGACTCATTCCCTGCCGACCTTGGCAACATACTCGAACCGGTAATCATGGGGCCGCTACTGAAGCGACAGCACCCAGAGTGGGAAGTATTCACGACTGGCACTTACCAGCACCCGACCATCCCTTACCTTCACGCAAACCCGGATGGGCTAACCCAGGTCAATGGCGAGTGGGTAATTGTGGAAGCAAAGACATCTAGAAATTATTGGGATGAAGTGCCGCCAAGTTACGTCGCTCAGGTTCAGCATTACATGATGGTGATGGGCGTGAAGCGTGCGGTCATTGTCGGATTGGTAGCGATGGACTGGGTTGAGTACTGGGTCGAAGCCGACGAGTTTGAGCAAGGCGTTATGAAGCAGGCCGCCGAAAGGTTCTGGCTTGGGGTCAAGAATGACACAGCGCCGGCTTGGGATGGATCAGAGTCAACTTACCAGGCGGTTAGAGAACTGCACCCAGACATTGACGACACTGAGGTTGAGATTGACGGTCTGCATTACTTGCCAGCCGCGCAAGCAGCGTTTGACAAAGCGGAGTCTGAGCTAAAGCAGATGAAGTCTGAGGTCTTGTCAAGTATGGGCAGAGCCAAGCACGCATACATTGAACACGAAGGGGCAACAATTAGGGTAGCCTCAAGACAAGCTAGGGGTCAGGGTCGGCCTTTCCTTGTAGTCAAGAAGGGGAAATAATGAATGTGTTTCTAGGCGACACAGTCACACTAGTAAGAAATGAAACATACGTCACCGGCGCGGTATCGGGCGTAGTCCTAGACAAGAACAAGCAACTAGAGCGGGTTTACATTGAGGGGCTGACAGCTCCGTTCTGGATGGCCGATAACTGGCAGTTTCTAGAAACCGAAGAAGATGAGAAAGAGGAATAATGAGCTACCTACGACAACTAATAAAGGGAGATAAAAATGGCACGCTTTAATTTAGAAGATTACGAAACAGTCGAAGAACGCATCAGGCGCTTCTACCAGGATAACCCAGACGGTCGGATAATAACCGAGTGGGCAAACGCTGGCGAGTATGTCTACAACGCCGAGAACGAGACTGGCAAAAGAACTTGGGTGGTTAAGGCAACTGTCTATCTAACTGGCTCTGAACAAGGCAACAACCGAGCTAAGGCGACCGGACTAGCGTTTGAAATTGACGGTGGGTCAGGTGCGAATCAGACTGCTGCGCTTGAGAACGCAGAAACTTCGGCAATTGGTCGGGCGCTGGCTAATGCTTCATACAGTGGCAACAAGCGCGCTTCTCAAACTGAAATGGCAAAGGTAGCCAAAGCCGAGCCAGTTGATTACCTAGCAAAGCTGGAAGGACTCAACGACATCCAGTCGATACGATTGACTTACGCACAAGCAAAAGCTGCCGGTGCTGACGCAAAAGTTCTTGACAAGATAAAGGCACGCGGTGAATCACTCAATACTCGAAGCAAAGATACGGGAGATGGAACACGCCTTCCAGACGGCAGTAAGCCAGGGAAAAGTTCATGAGGCTGAAATGTGGAATCGTGAGCTGCTTATCTACTTGGTTAGGCTGACCGATGCTCTCAGAAATTCAACGCCAGATAAGTGACCTCATCG